ACCCACGGGTATTCTCAATGCGACCGGCGGTGGTCAAGTCGGTGTCACGACCGCAAGCGCAACGGGGATCACGGCGGACGAACTCATCGATCTCTACTACAGCCTCAAGGCTCCGTATCGCAAGAAAGCCATCTGGGTTTTGAATGACAACACTGTCAAGGCGATCCGCAAGCTCAAGGATTCCACCGGGAACTATCTGCTCCAGCCCGCTCTCAAGGAAGGCGAGGTCAGCACTATTCTCGGCAGACCTTATTTCACCACTGCGTATGCGCCTGAAATCGCTGCCGGTGCGAAGACCATCATCTTCGGTGATCTCTCGTACTACTGGATCGGTGACCGCCAGGGCATTTCCTTCAAACGCCTCAACGAACGCTATGCGGACAACGGTCAAATCGGTTTCCTTGCGTTCAAACGTCTTGACGGCAAGACGGTACTTCCCGAAGCGATCAAAGTCCTTCAGCAGCACGCTTAAGGAGGTAGCCGTATGAGCTATAACACGAAAAACTATACCGAACAAGGCGGTGAAAAGACCGTAATCGGGGGTGAACTTGAAGTCAAAGAAGGAGCGAAGGTAACGGGTCTCCCGTCTTCCGCTCCCAATCAGCCTGCCTCGGAAGCGACTACGGTTGCTACGCTTCGGGATGACTTTAACGCACTTCTTGTAAAACTTAAAGAGTCAGGGGTTATTACTCCTGACGCATGGAGTTTCTCAACCCGTCTTGCACCCAATTTGAGCGGTGTGGGTGGGAGAAACAACGCAAAAGCCTCGGTCACCATTGACGGAACGGTTATCACGATTACCGCCAATGTTGCCGACCTTGAGGAGTATGATAGCGGTGCATCCGGTCAAGGTGTTCACAAGTGGATCGGTCTTGGTATCGGCACGGGTCTCTCTTCTTTGACGAAGATGAGATATAACGGTGGTGCAGCTACGGCGGCCGATGTCAGTGAGGCAGAAGGTGTTGGTCTCGATCAGCCCGGTGAATTTGTCCTTTGGATCAAAGCGGATGAAGTCGTGACCACACCCAAGACGGCTACGCTCGATGCGGATGGTCATAAACAGGCGGTCATCACAATCGTTATCAAGCAGCCGGACGAAGAATAAAAAGAGGAGGCAGCAATGATGGAATCGCTACTTGAGAAGGTAAAAAAGAACTTAATCCTGGAACACAACGAGGATGACGAGCTTTTGTCGATGTATATCACTGCTGCCAAATCCTATGCGGAGAGTTATCAACACATCGAGGAGGGGTACTATTCGGAGAACCCGATACCGCCGACAACCGAACAAGCGATCATAATGCTTGCCTCGCACTTTTACGAGTCGAGGGACGGTAGCACGGGCGGTTTCTTTTCCAGCAGTCCGCAAGCCGGGGAGCAGGTCTGGAACACAGTCAACTTGCTCCTTCGACTTAACAGGAGGTGGAAGGTATGAGTTTCGGAAGAATGGACTCGTTCATTGACATCATTCAGCCATCGAACGTAAGGGACAACGAGGGCTTTACCGTGCAAGCGGACGTGGTGTTGGCATCTGTTCGAGCATACCGCGAAGGGCGGCACGGAAGCAAAGTGTGGGCAAACAGGGCGGCTTTTTCGGAGGCTACCGACCTCTTTCGCTTTCGTGTCATCCCCGGTGTCCAGATCTGTACGGATCAGATCATCCGCTGTGATACACACAGATTCGTTATCACTTCGGTCGAGGATGTCCACGGCAGAGGGATGTATATCGATGTTTTATGCAAGGAGGTGAGACCGAGTGGCGAAATGCACGGTTCAGATGCCGGATGATTTCTTAATGAAACTATCTCGGCTTGGAAATAAAACGGACGAGATCGTTCCGAAAGTTCTGGAAGCGGGTGCGAAAATTGTCGAAAGTGAAGTCAAACAGGAGCTAACCGCAGTTATCGGACACGGAACGAAAGAAGAGAGTCGTAGCACCGGGGAACTTGTGAAAGCGCTCGGTGTCTCGAAACCTCGCCAGGACTACAACGGCGATTTTAACGTCAAGGTCGGCTTTGACGAGAATCGTCCCGATGGGAAGAGCAATGCGATGCTTGCGAATATCATCGAGTATGGAAAACACGGACAAACACCGAAACCCTTCTTGAAGAAGGCAAAGTCGAAGAGTAAGAGCGCTTGTGTAAAGGCGATGATCGATACGCTGAACAGCGAGGTGGATAAAGTATGAGCCTGTTGTCGGAACTGGTGACCATCTTGGATGGGCTTTCGATCCCGGTGGAAACCGGGGTGTTTTCAAAGCAACCGCCCAATCGATATGCGGTTCTCACTCCTATCCTGGACTCTTTCGAGTTGTTTGCGGATAATAAGCCGGAGCAGGATGTGGAAGAGGTGCGGATTTCTCTATATGACAAGGGGAATTATCAATCCGCTAAAAGAAGAATCGAGGCGGCGCTACTGTCTGCGGATATCACGATAACCGACCGCAGATATGTATCTCGTGAAGACAATACCGGTTATCACCATTATGCCATTGACGTGGCGAAGAATTATCAATTTCAGGAGGTAAATTAACATGGCAACTATCGGGTTGGATAAACTTTTTTATTCCAAAATCACGGAAGATGCTAACGGAAACGAAACCTATGCCACTCCCGTTCAGCTTGCAAAAGCCATCAATGCAGACATCAACGTTGAGCTTTTGGAGGCTACGCTTTATGCGGATGACGGCGCGGATACGGTTATCAAAGAGTTTAAGTCCGGCACTTTGTCGCTCGGCATCAACGATATCGGTATTCAAACCGCACAGGATCTGACCGGGGCGCGACTCGATGCGAATGGTGTCCTGATTTCCGCAGGGGAAGATGCGCCCAAACCCGTGGCAATCGGGTTCAGAGCGAAGTCCGCATCGGGACGTTATCGCTATTTCTGGCTGTATCGTGTTCTGTTTGGCATCCCTTCGACTTCTCTCAAGACTAAGGGGGATAGCATCGAGTTCTCGACTCCCACCATTGAAGGGGTGATCAGTCGAAGAAATAAACTGGATGCTCAAAACAAGCACCCGTGGAAAGCATAAGTCACCGAAGGTGCGACCGGCGTGTCGGCCGAGACCACCGAGGACTGGTTCGAGTCGGTATACGAACCGAGCTATGCGACCAACGGCGGAGGTAACGAATAATGAACGAAGAGAGAACGGCAAAGATCGTTCTTGGCGGGAAAGAGTACGAACTCTTGCTCACGACCAAGGCAACGAAGGAAATCGCAAAGAAATACGGGGGACTTGGTAATCTGGGAGAGAAACTCTCCAAAGCGGAGAATTTTGAACTTGCGCTCGATGAACTGATGTGGCTCATCGTGCTGCTTGCCAATCAGCCCATTCTTATTCACAACTTGCAGAACCCGACCGACAAGTGGGAACTGCTCGACCAGGAGGCTGTGGAACTTTTGACCACTCCGTTTGAGATCGCTGCCTTTAAGGAGGCGATTATGGATGCCTTGCTGAAAGGTACGAAGAGAGAGGTCAAGAGCGAAGAGTCAAAAAACGCATAGATCGGACGGAGGGCGTATCCGATGAGGAACTCTTCGCCCGACTGATTTTCTACGGAGTCACATTGCTCGGCAGAACCGAAAAAGAAGTGTGGCTGATGCCTCTCGGACACTTGCTGGACCAGTGGGAGGTTTATAAACAATTCAACGGGATCAGCAAGCCGAGGAGGGAGCATTTCATTGACGAAGCGATCCCGTTTGGCATTTGATTTGGCAAAGGACATCTTGCCGAGAGGTGTCCTTTTTTAACGCTATAAGGAGGTGAGACAACTTGGCAGATAACTTTGGTGTAAGGATCGGGGTCGAAGGCGAAAAAGAGTTCAAAAAAGCCCTCGCCGATATCAACTCCCAAATGAAAGTCCTGGGTTCGGAGATGAAACTCGTAGAGTCATCTTTCGATTCGCAAGACAAGTCGGTCGAGGCTTTGACAGCGCGGAATAACGTACTGAACAAGAACATCGATGCCCAAAAATCAAAGATCGAAACCCTTCGTTCCGCTTTACAAAATGCCTCGTCCTCCTTCGGTGAAAATGACAGAAGAACGCAAGCATGGGCAACCCAACTGAACAATGCCCAAGCGGAACTCAACAAGATGGAAAGAGAGCTACACGAAAACAATCAGGCTCTCGAAGACAGTAAAAAAGGATTCAATAATGCCGGGAAAGCTGCCGATGATATGGGGGAGGAAGTCAAGGATGCCGGAAAGGATGCGGACAAAGCGTCCGGGCATTTCGAGGCTTTGGGCGGTGTATGTAAAGCAGCCGCCGCGACCATCGCCGTGGCTTTTGCCGCTGTTTCCGCAGCCGCCATCAGCGCGGGCAAGGCACTCATCGATATGTCGCGGGAAGGCGCACAGTATGCTGATACCGTTTTGACCGAGAGTGTCGTAACCGGCATTGCAACAGATAAACTACAGGAATATATGTATGCCGCCGAACTGGTTGACGTCTCTACTGAAACGCTGACCAAGTCAATGGCAAAACAGATCAAATCGATGAAGTCGGCGAAAGACGGCTCGAAATCGATGGTTGAAGCCTATGACAAGTTAGGGGTTAGCGTTACCGATGCTAATGGTGAACTTCGCAACAGCGATGACGTCTATTGGGAACTCATCGATGCCCTCGGCAAGGTGGAAAACGAAACCGAACGAGATGCCTTGGCAATGACGATCCTTGGGAAGTCGGCGCAGGAGTTAAACCCGCTGATAACCGCCGGGGCAGAACGCATGAACGAACTCGGCGAAGAGGCGAGAAAAGCGGGGTATGTCGTTTCCGGCGAGATGCTTTCCGCTTACGGACAACTCGATGACCAAGTCCAGAAGTTGACGCTTGGTACGAAGGCGGCGAAAAACGCACTCGGCACAATTCTTCTTCCGGTTCTCACGCAACTGGCAGGAGAGGGGGTTGATCTTCTCGGTGAGTTTACCAACGGCATCCTCGGTGCGAATGGAGACCTTTCAAAGATGGGAGAAGTCATATCCGGCATTCTCCCAAAGGCGCTCGACAGTATCATGCAGTACGTCCCGGTCATCCTGGACTTAATCAAGACCATTTTGATGTCCGTGGGAAAAGCTATAGTCGACAATCTTCCTATGATCGTTTCTTCAGCAGTCGAGATAGGCAGGGCAGTATTGGATGGCCTTATTACAGCCTTGCCCCAGATAGCAGATGGTGCTTTGATGCTGGTCATGGAACTGGTGAATGTGATTCTGGACAACCTCTCGATGTTGGTAGACACGGCGATTCAAGTCGTGGTCAATCTGGCAGAGGGCATCAGCAAGGCACTCCCAAAATTGATCCCTGCTATAGTATCAGTGGTGGTTCAGGTCTGCAAGGTCATCATCGATAATCTCCCAAAGATTCTAAAGGCGGCATTGGAGCTTGTCAAGGGACTCGCCCAGGGCATTCTCGATGCCATCCCGGTATTGATTTCAGCTTTGCCGACCTTAATAAAGAGCATTATAGACTTTATTCTCGATGCTATTCCTATGATCATCGATACGGGAATCCAGCTCTTGACTTCATTGGTCAGCGCACTCCCGGTCATCATCTCAACAATTGTGAGCGCTTTACCCCAGATAATCGACAGTATCATTTCTGGGATTTTGGGGGCCATTCCACTTTTGATAGATGCGGGAATTCAGCTGCTGACCTCATTGATACAGAATTTGCCCCTCATCATTACTACGATTTTGACCGCAATTCCGCAGATTATTTCGAGTGTCCTAAATGCCATCATCGGCAATATTCCTTTGATCGTCCAAGCAGGAATCGACCTCTTGACCTCATTGATAACCAATCTCCCGACCATCATTGTCGAGATTTGCAAGGCGATGCCGCAGATAATCTCCGGGATAGTTTCCTCGCTCGGACAAGGGGTGGGGCAACTTGCCGAAGTCGGTAAGAACCTGGTCAAGGGGCTGTGGAACGGCATCCAGTCGCTTGCCTCGTGGATTTGGGACAAGGTGTCCAGTTGGGCGAGTAACCTTTGGAACGGCATCAAGGATTTCTTCGGAATCCACTCGCCGTCAAAGAAGTTTGCCGAAATCGGTAAATATATGTCGATGGGTCTCGGTATCGGTTTTGTCGATGAGATGGAAAAGGTGGATAAGGACATAGAGAAATCACTTCCGACAGATTTCGACATTGATGCAAGAACGCATTTGCATTCGGTAGCGGATGACAGTCTGATGTCCTCGCCCGTCTATTCGATGGGTGTGGGCGGCGGTTCGAGCAGTATGCCTATCAGGATATCCATTCCGTTATACCTTGACGGAAAGGAGATCGCATCGGCAACCAGTGAGATCCAATACGAGAAGAACGTTTCGTTAAAGCGGGCATTGGGGGTGACTTGATGAATATTATCATTCGTACAAGGGATAACACAAGAGTTGCCTCGGTCGGGGCAGTTACTTCTTGCAAGATCCAGGAGAAACTGTCCTCGACAAAAACCCTCACCTTTGAAACCCTACTGACCGATGACCTTCTCCGTTTGAGCGATAATCAGAACTATGTGGTGGAGTATGCCAACGAGTATTACGATGTCGTATCCTTCAAAAAGTGTATATCTTCGGGGCAGTATATGTTTTCATGTTCGTGCGAACATGTCTCTTATCGGTTAGGGTCTATCATTCAGGAAAGCCAATCGCTCCAAGGGACGGTTCGACAAATCATCTCGGACATCCTCTATGGGAGTGGTTTTACTTGCGGGGTCATAGAGCCGACAGAAACGCTCACATTCGAGATAAAAAGTAATTCAACATCACGGGCGATGATACTCGACTTCTGCCAGCAGAACGGCTTTGAGGCGGAGTTTAAGGGGTATTTTGTCTTTATTTATTATCACCGGGGAGCAACGACTCCCAAAGAACTCGTTGACCGCAATGTGGTGTCTATCAGTAAGACCACGGACCGGGCAAAGGGGACAAAAAGTTATGCTTGCACTCTGCGTTCTCCGACCGATATCGTTATTGGGGACGAGGTGCATTTTGCTTTCAGCAGCCTTGGTATAAACGAATATGTGCGGGTTATCGGAAAGACATATGACCCGTTCACGTCCAAGGAAGTAAGTATAGAAGTGGATACCGAAAAGCCGGGATTGGAAACCCAACTCGTCCGAATGGAGTCGAATGCCATCAAAAAGGACGTGGCTTATTACGGTGTCAAAATCGCAGACGAGAGTGGACTTACCATTACTCGTGCCGATGGCAAAGGCGAGATCATTATCAATGCGGATAGGTTCGTTATGCGAGCGGCAGACCCGGTTACTGGTGAGATGCAAGACAAACTCTACTTTAATCCGCAGACCGGGGAATACACCTTTGTCGGAAACATCGATGTTGACGGCGGTGAGATAAACATTGCCGACAAATTCAAAGTGGATGTGAACGGCAACGTGTATATGCAGGGCAGTTCCGTGATCTATGGTGGACGCTATTTTGCGGGAAGACCCGGCGATGATTCGGGCTATTCCGAAATGACGGATAACGGTTTCGTGGTCTTGAACGGAGATAACGAAATCAAACTTCGCCTGGGTTACACCACAGAAGATGAGGACTATCCGTTCTTGCAACTCGGCTCCGGTAGTGGCGCAAGCACCGACTTCGGTCTTGTTAAAAAGTTCTCCGATGGGCTTTGGATAGGCAATGCCGAACCCGAGGACGAGACGGGTGCTTTTGAGGCAAAGCCGGGGTACAACGGCATCTTCTTCCGGTTCTCGGACAATACGGCCTATGTGGTTCGAGACCGAGTGATGAAAAACATTTATACGGGGTCTGCGGTAGCTCGATTCGGATAAGGAGGTAACCGTATGATCACGCCTTGGAGTTGGAGTACCTCCAATGGAGATGCGACTGATTCGCAGACCCAGAGTGCCTATGCAGCCATAACCGGGAACGGCCTCACCACCGGCTTTTCATATAAGGTGTGGAACGACCTGGTGGACAAGATAAAAGAGGTGACGGATGAACTTCGGCGAGGCTGGCAAACGAAGTATCTCACTTATTCCGGCACTCGGATGAACATATTAAGTAAAAATCTAACGGCGGAGAAGTTTAACTCTGCCGTTTTGAATGTCTGCTATCTTTGGTGGTCTTGGGCGCTTGACCCAACGCAGCAAGGGTATGTGGGACGGACAGAGTTTTACGGTATAGCGCATTCGGGTGATTATGCCGCCGACTTTGTGTATGGGCGGTATTTCCTTGAACTTACGAACCGGCTGAACTTGATGATAGGCATCATCAACGGAACCGGTCAACTGTCGGAAGCTGATGCGGTAGGCTTGGAAATCGGAGAGTTTATAGCAGAGGCATCCCTTATAGAAACATTAGACCTTGTCACGAACAGTGTGACGGAGATCGTGTCCAATGCCGATATTACCAACGCGCCGAGAGTGAGCTTGGCAACTTTGGATAGGCTTTCCTCATCGATTAAAGCGGAGATGGAACTTTCCGACTTCGAGGATGGTATTCAGGCATTTGGATTTCAGGCTTTGCGTTTTGTCGAAACTTTGCGCGTTTTGCTTACTGCGCCTATGGATGTCCAGGGTAGGTCTCCGTTAGGTGGAACTGCGAATATGGAAAACCCGGCAACCCGTCCATTGGAGTCGAATGCTGTTTCCCATATTGAGGGGGATAAAGAGGCTACTGTCGATCCGTCTTCTTCGATGAAAACGAATGCGGTCGCTGAAAACAATAACACGGCAGAGGCGGCAAACTTAAGGTCGAAAAAAATGAAAGTCTCCGAATCGCAGACTATTGCCGGGGATCAGATATTACAAGCGGACCGTAGTGCATCGTTTGACTGGACAACGCTTGCCTCGATTCTTCACACGGACAATGAAATCACCATGGTGAATGCGCTGTGGGCATACATGGAGAAAAATCTCCACTTGATACTTTCGCTTTTTGTGAAAGTAACATTGCAACGGTCTTTGCGCTTGACGATAACTGGGGGCGGGCAAGCCACCGATACCGCCACTATGCAGAAAGACCCTACTGTTCTATTCAATGCCCAGGGTGGGGGCATAGAGGCTGGGTCAGCAACGGCACGATTGGATGAACCTCTTTCTTTTACGGGAACTGCCGCGCAACGTGGCGAGGGGAGCGGTACACTTGCAAAACGCAAATCGGTAAGGTTTAGCGGTATGCTTTCCTTTATCTCCTCACTCTACGCAGAGATGACGATGGAGTATTCCAAGATTGCGTACCTGGAGGCGATCTCCGCTTTGGTACATACAACGAATGCGGCTATGGTTATTGCCGGGAGTTCGGCTATGTCAAAGCAAGAAGATGCCACTCTTGAAATACTCGCCGGTATCAGCGGAATGATATCTTCCTCGATGGATGTCCTATGCATCGAACTTCTGGCAATCGGCGCAGATATTGTTACCGGGACTGCGGTTCAAGCAGAAAAACAAACTGATACAATTCTGTCAATCTTGGCAGATGCGGAATCGAAACGAATAGTCAATATCCTGGTCAATAACCCCGTTAACGTGCATATTTCGCCTTCAGCGGAACTCGAAAGACCATTCTTTTTGAGCGGTGTTGCGGGTGGAAGTTTGAGCGAAAATGCGGAAATGGAGAACACCGAACCGACTACTTTCAACACAAACGAAAGGGTGTCTATTTTGACCGGCGCATTGCTGGCCTTGCGAAACGAGATCATTCCTGCTTATGTTGAAGTCTCGCACATTTTAGAGGCTGAAGGCAAGGCTGGGTTGGTGGATGTTTCGCACTCGATGACCGCCGAGATCATTTCCAGTTTAGGCATCGATGCCGAGGCAGAGACACAGATATTTGCACCGATAGATGCAAGGGTGTCTGCACTTATGTCCGTGAGGGCGATTTTGGATTACCTGGCAAGGTGGGACTATCCCATTCAATCCGGCACTGATCTTATGATAAGGCAAGTAAAGATAACCGAGCAGTTCGGGAGCGGGCTTTATTTGGATATGGGCGAAACGGTGTACGAACTGGTGTCCTTGCTTGAAACGGTAGCAAAAATGTCGATGCAGTATCGGCAAGACAGCACCACGCGGTTGATTTCCTTTACCGTTTTAGAGAGCGGGACATTATCAACCGTCAGTGCAAGTGCCTGGATATATCCGGTGAAAAAGAATGCCTATGAACTTTCGGTTAGGCAGGTTTATACGGCAAGACAAGCCGAGGACAAATTGGAGGTGGAATAATGCCTAATGTGATACTAAAAAACGAAAATGGGGAGCCCATAACCTACAACAACGTTCGGAGTGTGACTATCCCCAATGACCAGGGGCTTGCGACTACTTTTCACTTTGGAATCCCCGATGAAACACCTATATGCCAGCAGTTCAATGCGTATTTGAAGGCATCGGGAGCGAGTGGCGGTAGGCTTGCCGCAACCATTTATACCGGAAATAACTATCGGTTGGTAGGGACAAATACCTTTCCTGATTTCGGGCTTTGGCTTGTTACTTCTTATGATGCTGTACAGCTTTATTCCGGAAGAGGGTGCTGGGTGAACTTTATACCCGTCCCCGGTGGAGTGCTTATCTCGACTAATTCCAGCTCATACGGAACAGACTCACAAGGGATACTGTTCTATGACGAAGCAGAGATGACGGTGCGAAAGATTACGAACCTTGGATATGGGTTCAGTAACTCTACCTCTTACTACACAAAACTGGATAACGGGATACTCGTTTATTATAGCAATGTCTGCCTATATGTCGATTATTCGGATTTTTCCGTAATGACGGTTTTTAATCAGTCCTTTGGCTCTTTGAAAGTTCTAAAGACTCCAGACGGTGTAATTATCTGCCCGTCAAGTAGCACAGACCTTCCGATCCGTATCTTTTATGAAGACACGAAAACAGTAGTGGTTGGAACTACGAACACGTGCTATATAGCCAACATCGTGAAAATGAAGGATGACCACTATATTGCAGCCAACACCTCATATTCGAGGTATATGCAACTGATTATTCCGTCCCAGGGTATTATCCGAAGTTTGGATGTGGTCCAGGGAGCTTTTGGTAGGGTATACGAATACCCGGAATTCGTTCTTTTCGGCTCTTATAACAGCTCGTATAACTATGGTCTGTATCTCATTGACAGAGAAACACTTGAAATAACGAGACTCCTCACGACCGGTTGTTCGTTTGAGTATAGAGTGAATACACCCCATGGAAGTTTGTTTTATTCTTCAAGCAGCAACTCATCCTATCGTGGGTACATTTATTTCGATAAGGAAAGAAAGACCGCCATAAGAAAAGACATCTCCGGGTGCTATTGGAATTATGTGGTCGAGGTGAAAAACGGATTATTTATAGGCTCATCGAACTATTCCGGCTTTCACTATTTCGATTATGATACCCAGGAAGATGCTTTTCTTTATAACAGTTATTCCTATTGGAGCAATGCTTATTACGATGAGGTTAATGACTGTTTGATCGCTTACTCTCAAAACAACAGCTGCGGAATACTGGTATATGATTTTGTGAACGCTACGGCTACTCGATACACCTCATATTATTACCAGTCATCGTTCAAGTGCGGGCATAAGATATTCTTTATCTCCCAATCGTATACCGGGGTTTGGGTATATGATGACCGGACAAAAACGGTCGCTCAAGACACAACCTTTTCAAATACCTATTACGGGCTTGCGAGAGCGGTCCCCGGTGGTTGTCTTATTGTTTCCAATTACAACGGAGATGGTTCGATTTACTTCTACGATGAAGATGAAGATACAATCACTCGGCTTGCGACCGGGAATGCCGGGACCGGGGTGTTGGAAGACGGAGATGAAATTATCTTCTATAGCAACAATAGCTCCTATACCGGGGGAATCCGTGTTTATAACAAAACCACTCGGACGATAACCTTGGTCTATAACGGCGGTTATTACTGGACCAAGCTGATGAATTTGGAAGATGGATATATCTTCGTTTCTAACAATTACGGAATGTACCGATATTATCGAGATACGAAACGATTTGTATCCGTTTACAGTTCTTTTACGCAAGCATCCTATATCGACAAAAAGGAAATCCCCGGGGGGTATCTTTTCTGGTCTAACTATGGCAGTACGAGTTATCCCCAGGGAATTTATTACTATGACGTAGAAGCGAACAAGATGAAGAGTGTATATAGCAAGGCTTGCCGATGGTCGGAGTATGAGGAAACCTTGGGTGGGTATTTTATCACGATTAAGGATTTGCCTTTTTACAAAAAGCTCTTCTGGGACAACGAAACCAAAACAATAACAGAAGTATAAAAGGAGGATTTTATTATGGCATTCACGAACACAGGCAGTACGGCGATTCTCAATGGGCTGATCGGAAAGGGGAGCGGTTCTCTTTCCAACTGTTACATGGGACTCTCTACAACCGAACCCACGGCGGCGGGTGGCAACTTTACCGAACCTTCCAGCACCCTTGGCTACGCACGAAGTGTTATCGGCATTTCGGGACAGACGGCAACCCAGGTGATGGGAACCCCGGCAAACGGCTCCGTATCGAACACCGACATCATCTTCTTCCCGGAGGCAACCGGCTCGTGGGGTACGATTACCCACTTCGGTTTGTTTACCCAGGCAAGCGGTGGACAGTTGATTGTTTACGGCGCTTTGACGTCACCTATCACGGTATCGGCCAACTATGTGCCTCTTTTCCGTGCCGGGAACTTCACTTTGACCTTGATGTAAGGAGGTGCGGTATGGCAGATGCGGAGAAGAAGTATGTTGAAATGTCGGCCACACTTGAGGTCAACATTTCGGAGCTGTTGTCGCAGTTCATGACACAGCAGTTCCTTGAGATGCTCAAACGAGCGGCACAAAGGAGGGAGATGAAAGATGACGGTAACAAGTGAGACCATTATCACTGTCGCGGCGGTGATCACGGCACTCGGAATTATCTTCGGAGTGATTTTTACGGTTTACCGCTGGTACTTAAAACAGAACAAGAAGGATGAGGACATCAAATCCATCAAGGACGAACAGACCTTGCTGACATATGGTGTCCTTGCGTGCTTGAAAGGTCTGAAAGAGCAAGGGTGTGACGGCCCTGTCACCACGGCAATCGACCAGATCGAAAAGCACCTAAACAAACAAGCTCATAAATAGGAGGTATTATTATGGAGCAGTATTTGGAATTGATATCCGTCCCGGCGATTGCGACCATCGTTTATTGGGTTATCAACCTTATAAAGTCAGTGGTGAACAACGAAAAGTTCAATCGCTTTATTCCGCTCATAGCCACGGGGCTTGGTGTGGTTTTCGGAGTTATTGCGTTTTTTGCAGTACCTTCAATTATCCCGGCAGAGAACATTTTCGTGGCGATTATCATTGGCGGCGCGAGTGGCTTGACCGCAACCGGTACGAACCAGGTGATAAAGCAGCTCTCGAAGGACAAAAACGAAGCAGAAAAGTAACGAAATAGCCTATCTCGGAAAGAAAAATCCGGGGTAGGCTTATTTTTTTTTGCTCGGACACCTAAAAAACGGGGGTGTTTTTCTCCATACAGTGAAGGAGGTGTCCAAATGACGAATGAAGAGAAACGCACCATTATTGAATTGCGAGAAAAAGGACTGGCATATAGCAAGATTGCCTTGCAAGTAAACATTGCGTCCAGCACGATAAAATCGTTTTTTCAAAAATATGATAAAGGCAGTGGGGCATCGGTTTGCTTGGAATGCGGTAAAGCCATACCCGTGATCCCACACAGAAAGAAAAAGAAGTTCTGCTGCGATGTTTGTCGATTTGCTTGGTGGTCAAAGCATCGTGATGCTCGGCAATTAAAAGCCATATATAACTATGTTTGTCCGACTTGCAGGAAAGAATTCACTGCGTATGGCAATCCGCATAGAGTTTATTGCTCACGTGCTTGTTCGGCAGAAGGGCGAAGGGAGAGGTATGGAAAAGGAAATGTATAAGAGTTATACCGACTATAGTCTAACGATGAATATGGTTAAAGAGATGCTTGCCAGAGGCATTATTTCGGAAGAAGACTATGCGAAAATCGAGACAAAAATATGCGAAAAATATCGTATCAATTTGTCGAGTTTTTTCCGTTATAAAGGCTCGAAATGACTGGATATATTCCTGTTTTAGAGGTAATATACGACTACCCTAAAAGAGGAGGTGTCCAGATGAAAAGTATCGAAGAGAAACGAAGGATTTTTGAACTTCATAATCAGGGATTAGGTTATAGCAGAATTGGTGCCATAATGGGCTTTTCGCCTAATACGGTCAAATCAATTATAACCCGCGCTAAAGTCGATGGATGCTCCGTTTGCCTGGAGTGCGGAAAAATCCTATGTTGTTTTACTGGACATCGTGATATTCCGGAAAGGGACTATGAGTCTATCAAACGCAAAACCGAGGAAGTGGTAGAGCAATTGATAGGCAAAGGGGTGATTTATTTCGGCGCCGGGGGTGC